TCTTACCATTAACATTCAAACTAACACTCTTAACTAAACCTATATTTTTACTGGCAAAATAACATTTTACAGAAGATTCAACAATTTTTATATCTGGTTTAGTCTTATATCCAGATCCTCTATTGACCGTAACAATACTTGCAATAGATCCATCGGAATTTTTAAGGATTTTAAATTCTGCTCCAGAACCAGTAGAAGATAGAATTACAATTTTTGGATTTACATAGTTTTTCCCAGGAGATTGAATGATTACTGATACAATATTTTGTGAAATACTACTCCAGTTTACATCTACCACACATTCATTAATAGCAGCAGGTCTAACTCCATAGACTGTTGGGAGTTGTAGTAATTCTTTTCCTTGGTTTGAAATTTCTATTTTATCAATTTCACCTGTTGCAAGAATAGAATTTGTAGTATATGAAATAGTTCCAGAACCATCATATTCAGGAACATCGCTTCCCATTTCATATACAAATTTTGTTGGAGTTACATATGTTACTATTTTTTCCCCTTGTAGTGGGTCAGGAACAAGTCTTAGATAGGATTTATCAGAATCAACTATACCATTCTTATCATAATAAAAATAATTTGTAAATTCTACGGGTATTTTAGTTGTATATGTGTTTGAATCTATGGCAGATCCAAATCCCAACTTTATGCTGGTAAAAGATCCAGCAAATCCAGGAAAAATGGTAGATCTTGTAACTTCAGTAGTAATAATATTAAAATTGCCACTAGGAGAAAAATCTAAGAAACTTCCAGTAAGTGTGATGTGAGAAGTATCAAACTTATATCTGTAGTAGTTTTGAATTTTTATTACTGGATTTCTTTCCCATACAAGATTATCATATGAAAACTCAAATTTGTATGCAGTTGACTCAATACTATCCTTTACTGTTACTAATTTTCTAGGTGTGCTTTCATCAAAAAATGTTCTTCCTGCAAAAACTGAGTTAATTTGTGGGATAGTTTTACCTAAAGTATAAACTAGTGTTAATTCTTGAGATTCTGGATCGTATGAGTCTACAATACCTTCAGAGTCTCCAAATCCAACAACATAACCTTCATCAAATCTATAAGTTTCATTATAACTATTGACTGCTTGCCCATCAAAATGATCAATCAAAGGAGTGTTATTTTGACCTCTTAAAACATTAACGTATGAATCATTTGAATTTATAGAAGTTACTTTTAAAATTTCATTTCCAATTTGTAGTAAATCATTTTCTGAAATGAAAGTAACTGAATCTAGATACAACTTTGATTCATTCGATCCAAATCCAACGTGCTCAACTTCTCCTATGAAAAATCTAGTAGATGTCGTTACTCCTCTTTCTAAAGTAGTAGCACTAGCAGTTAAAAGATCTCCTCTTTTATAATTTTTTCCTTTACTTGTAATAGTAATAGAACTAACTAATCCGCCAGTAGTTATAATTGTAGCTCTTGCATTATTAGCATTTCCTGCTTTTCCAATAGATGCAGATGATTTATTTCCTACTATTCTTCCTTGATCATCTCTGCAAAGAGACTGGTCGGCAAATATTAATTCTACATTTGTATATGTTTTATTGCCAGACGTTTGAGAAGCATAATCAGATCCACTATTTAATAAACGAAATCTTCCTAATCCAGTATCTTTAATTTTTTTGTTATAAACAGGTGTAGTTAGTTTTACTTTCTGATAAATTCTTTTACGAACATAAATTGTAGTTTCAGTCTCGACATCATTGGGATTAATATCAATCACCACTTTATCATTAAGAGAAATATTGTGATCTTCATCAGTTTCCACAATTGCGATATTATCAACAATTTGGAAAGGTTTGATACCACTACTTAAATTCAAAATAGTATTCACTCTAACACCAACAGAATCAGAAGCAGAAAAACTTCTTAAAAAGTATTGATCTTCCACTTCTTCTGCTTCTCCTATGTTTATCGAAGAATCAAAAGAACCCTGAAGAACTTGTATCTTTAATGTGTTTTTAAATTCTGCTGTTTGAAGAATTAAACCTCGCCCTCTTTCGCTCGATGCAACAGCACCAGGAGAAGTTATGTTTGGTATATCAATTGGAGATCCATTTGGTTCATTTGCAATATAAAAATATGTTGCTGCTCCTTGAACAACATAATAGATTTGATTTTGAACTATACCACCAAAAGAATTGGTAAAAGTTATTGGTTCGTTATTTTTAAATGTATTGGAAGCAACAAAAAGTCTATCATTCTCGACTTTAATGATTACGATTTGATTACCAGTTGTCAGAACAATCTCTTTTCCTCCAGTAAACGTTGCTGGAGTGTCAGTAATAATGTTAATTACTGGAATTGTTGAAGATAATGTGTCTAATGAATTAAATGTTCCCTGAACATTTCTTAAAACTAGAGTTTTATCATCAAATACATCTCCTATTAATTCTCCAGTCGCTCCAGTGTTTTCTTGAGTAATGATAGAATTTTTGAAGAAATATGCCGAATCTTCTGTAATTACTTTAAGTGCTTTTGTTTCTTTTGACTCTATAGAATCAACTTGTTTTCCTTTAATACTAGAGACTTTCGCCAAAATCCCAGATCCTTCAGTTCCAGCATAATCAACATCCACAACACAACCAGAAGAAAATGTTGATGGAGACGATTCAACTATTACATCAGATACAGAACCAGAAGATACATCGTCAATAAACGCAAATACCCCTTCGCCGTTTTCAAATCCTAAAGAAGTTCTTAGTCTACTTACTTTAATAGGTAAATCATCTTGAGAAATGGTTCTATTATAGTTTGAATCAACTGGTATAGAATAATAATTTTTTCCTATAATATATGGGAATACTGGATTGTTCTGATTATCAATTGTTGTAAAATATGCATAGGTTCCGTTTGGATATTCTGGAGTTATACAAAATCTTCCATTATTCTCATCAAGATCTCCAGATCTATGTCTGTATTCAAAATCTTCTATGAAAGAACCTAACGGATACTCAATAGCCGAAGGACCAAGAGGTCTATTTGCTTTTAAGACAAAACTAGACAGCATCCTTTTGATGGGAGTATTTGGATCTATTGGATCTGTAAATCCATAAGGACCGTAAATAGGATTACCATCAAAAGCGTATCCTAATAAAGGAGAATGTGTTAATGTAGGAGGAACTACTCCAAGCGCAGATAAATTATCTCCTAATTCTACTCTTAGACTTTTTGGGTTAGCGAGATAAGAATATCCATACTCTCTAGCAGGATCATTGTTTAGAAAATATAAACCATTACTGAAATCTAAACTATTTTTATATTTTTCTAGTTTATTTTTTCTCCAGGTTCTTACGATAGTTTCTCCTTCTGCTCCATTACCAACAGATTCTACAATAACCTCGATATTCTTTTGAGTATAGAATTTGCCCTCATCTTCTTTGATAAAATCTACTAATTCACCATCATTTGATATTATTGCCTTGTAACTTGCAAATCTACCTTGACCTAATTTATCTCTAATGATGATTCTGGGTGGAGATGTGTAATATTCTCCTGGATTAATGATTTTTAGACTAGTTACTCGGTCTCCAGTTACTCTTGCTTCAACTACTGCATTTCTACCAGAGGTAACTTCAATAAAAGGAACAGGAGGGAAAAATCCAGATCCAGATTCTGTCACTCTGATCTCTTCTACCACTTCTCCTGCTAAAATTGCATATGCTTGTGCTACTTCTTCTCTTGCAGCATTATAAATCAAAACTTTAGGAGGATTTACATAACCACTTCCTTGTTTAGTAACATTAATTTTTGTAATTTCACCAAATACTACCTGTTCCTCATCTTTATAACTACGAATTGTAACACCATTTACGAGAACACCAATTTCGTTGATTGGAGTTTCGTAAATTTCTGTAGTTCTTGATGGAGATTTGCGAATTAATTTTAAATTCTTTTGATCTTTTAAATTTACATTCCAAGATGCCAAACCAAAATCATGAGATGGGAATCCAGAGGATGCAATATAATAATACTGATTGTCTTCGTAGATGGCACTTACATCAGCAATACATTCATTAATATTTGTCAACAATGAAGTATTTGATGATGTAGGAGCAACATTAGTTTCATTAATAGACCATCTAATTCTTTCTTCATTTCTATCATAAATGATAGTCTCTCTAGTATCAAATCCAGATTTTGAAATCTGAATAACATCACCTTTTGTTGAATATGGTTGGATGATATTTGGAGATAATTTATATAATATACCAAGAATTAAGATTTTAACAACCTGTGGATCGCCATTATCATCTGTATAAGTAACAGATACAGTGCTGTTATTATAAACAGGAGTATTAACACCATAACTGATGGGTGATGATCCTCTTGACTTAATTACAAACTGAGAAACATTTTTATCTTTATACTGAATAGTTTCGCTACCAATTAAAATTGTTCCTGTAGTATAATCCCATCCCTCAGTGGAGTATACATTGATTCTCTTGTTCTCGGAAGCAGAGAAAGTAAGAGTTTTTGTCAAAAATGTTTGTGCAGCAACAGAAAAATTGCCAACTACAGTTCCTTCTCCAAGAACTAATTCATAAAAATCATCACCAACATCAATAATGTTGTCAACAATTGCAAATGCAGATTTTACGCTAGGATCTTGAACGTCAACTTCTTGAACAATTCTTTCTCCAATTATTTTTGAGATATCACCAGATAATACTTTTACTTTTAAGGAGTATTTGTCGATCCAATCTCCAACAGATGCCTTATATGTGCTATCTTTTGGATAGTAAACAGTTGGAACATTAGTTGGATCGTCTGTTACAATAGAATTGAATAAGAAACGAATAGACTGATCCGTTCCTTTGGCAGAATAAAATCTTTTTATATTCTTAATTAAAGTTCTTTTATCTACTGATGGTCTAAGATCTTTTTCTGGGAAATTACCAAGATACTCTGATTCAAAGTTTTTAACTAAAGCGTATAAAAATAAATTACTAATATTACGAACTTCTCTTCCAGAATTGTGGAAAAATCCAGATCCTAATTCAGCATATGAAATATTACTAACTGTGGATGAATTGTATAGATCTCCTAGAGTAGTTGTTCCACTGACATTTCTGTAACAACCAATAAAAGAAGTATCCGTTTTCTCTTGATAGAAAATTATTTCATCTTCGATCTGAATATAACCATTAACTGAAGGAAATCCTACTGTGCTATCAACTTCAATTAGATTATCAGTATCTTCGACATTGGATGCAAGAGTACACGACTCTGTTAAAATCTTTTTGTCATAAGTATCAATATTGCGATACTTAAAAAGATTATTAATTAAATCTAGCGGTTGACCTGGAAGCTCTAGTTGCTCATAATATTTCTGTAAAAATTCAGAAAATTTAGGATATTCTGTGGTAATAAAGTCTGGTAATTGACGATCTACCAGAGCAGCTAGATTTCTTACCTTGGATGCCATTTACTCTACTCTTGGATGAGGGTGAAAACACTTTTATCAATATCAACATCGAGATAAATTTCTCTTTTCGCCAAAATATCATTATATTGTGGTTTTAGTCTCACTTCAATCTTATTATCAGGAAAACTACCTTGAATAATAGTCAAATCAAAAATCTGGAGTTCTCCTTTTTTGTAATTAATCACTCCCTGATTATTATTTAATACAATTTTTTCACCAGTTTGAGAGTCTAATCTGAATAATACAATTTTATCATCTCTATCTTCAAGATAGGAAATATATTGAGGATATTCTTGAACAACAAATCCCGTGCTAGTTAAAGTCTGAGTATCAATATCATCATCAAAGGGATTACTAAAACAAAGTTCATAGTATGTCTTATTATTTAATGAAGGATAGAAATCCTTTCTCATTACAATATCAGTGAGATTAGAACGTATAGATCTATCAGAATTATCAATCACACTAATAAATTTCGAATAACGAAACTTACCGCCAAATTTTTCAGTGTCTGACGATTGAGTATAACTGTTAATATTTTCAATAATCTTAGTTTTAATCTTATCTGCTCCCAAATTAGTAGTTTTTTGATCATAAAAAACTTTACTTCTCAGTTCAATAAAAATAATTGAAGGATCTACAATCTCTGGAACAACCGATGCAACAGAATATTTTCTGAGTTCACTCAAAATTACGTTTTTAGTATAAGATGATATAAAATTCAATCCCTTTGGTTTGATAGTAATTTTTACTTTACCGTATTCTGGTGGATCTGCATCTTCGCCTCCATAAGCGATTATATCGGCCGCGGCAGGATATGCCCTTCTGATGATTGCAGCATAGTCTGTGGCGGTCACAGCACGGTTCTGTGCGCCATATAAGGCAGGAGCATTGACTTTGATACTTTCAATCGATTCGATGTTCGAACCACCAAATGACTTACTTACGGTAGTGACACTACCAATTACAGATACTTGGAAGTTACTATTGCCATTAATATCTGTTAAAATGCCACTATATTGGAAAGACGTGACATTATTAGTCTTAGGGCCGTTTGTTACGACGTAACTTACCTCAACAATTTGATTTGGTGTCAATTTTTTGCCAAATACGCCATCACCAAAATATAATTTGTAGTTTTCATCTTCAACTTCATTAATAAAGAAGACTGTTGAATTAGGTCCTACGTTT